GCTTTGTCTAATATTGCAGTAGAAACGCAGAGATATAATACAGCTAAACTTCGTGCAGAACAACAAGCACAAGCAGCACAACAACAGCCAGTGCAGCAGCAACAGCCAGTGCAGCAACAACAGCCAGTGCAGCAGCAACAACCTCAACCTCAACCAGATCCTCGTGCTATAGAATGGAAAAATGAAAACACTTGGTTTGGTAAGGATAAAATTATGACGGTAGCGGCATATGCGCTCCATGAGCAGCTTACTGAAGAAGAAGGGTTTGACCCGAATACAGAAGAGTATTATAGTGAGGTTGATAGTCGTATGCGCAAAGAGTTCCCGCATAAATTCCAAACGGCTAAGAAATCGGGTGGAGGAAGCCAGGTCGCTTCTGCTAATTCCTCCGCATCCCGCAGTACTAAACAGGGGCGCAGGTCGGTAAAACTTACTCCGTCGCAAGTTGCTATAGCGAAAAAGTTAAGAGTACCTCTTGAAGAATACGCCAAGTACGTGAAGGAGTAGAAAAATGGCTGATGTAAGAACACCGCGTAAAAACGCAACACGAGAAACAGAAACTCGCAGAAAACCATGGGCACCGCCCAGTCACCTTGAAGCACCAAAGGCCCCAATGGGTTTTGTGCATCGATGGGTACGAATTGCAATGCGTGGCGAAGAGGACAAGATGAACGTCCATTCTAAACTACGTGAAGGATGGGAACCCGTCCGTGCAGATGAGTATCCTGACTATGAAGCTCCTGTCATCGACGATGGCAAATATCAGGGAGTGATTGGACAAGGTGGACTGATGCTGTGTCGCATACCTGAAGAGACAGCGCATGAGAGAAACGAGTATTACGGGGGCCGAACCCGCGAACAAATGACTGCTGTGGATCAGGACTTGATGAAGGAACAACATCCTTCGATGCCGATTTCTAATAGTCGGCAAAGTCGTGTAACCTTCGGAGGCCGCGAACGCGACTCCGATTAATATAAAGGATTGCTACTATGGCAAATACTAACGTTGCATTCGGACTCCGTCCGATTGGTGTAGTCGGTCAGGGCTACAACACCACTGGTGCGACCGAGTATCGTATAGCAGCCGGAAACACAAACGCGATCTATCAAGGCTCTCCTGTAATCCCGCTATCAACTGGCTTCATTGACATTGTTGGCGCGGCTGCGGGTGGTACTGTGGGTCTTGTGGGTGTTTTTGCCGGTACTGAATACGTTTCGTCCACCACTGGTGAGAAAGTTTTTTCTAATTTCTGGCCCGGTTCTGGCGCGGATACCAACTTTCCCGTCAAAGCCTTTGTGTATGACAACCCATTACAATCATTTGTGATTTGTTCAGATGGTACACTAACAAGTGAAGCCACTGCACGAGGACATGTGTTTGCTAATGCTAACTTTGCAACCGCTACTTCTGGTTCAACAACCACAGGTATCTCATCTGCTAAGTTGGCTGTCGGCACAATCAACACCACTGCTAATTTAAATCTGCGTATTATGGGCATTCAAGATGACCCTGAAAACTCAGACTTTACTGCGGCTGGTATTCCATTAATCGTTCGTTTAAACAACTCCTTCAATTCACCAAATGGTGCTATTGCAGGCGGTACTGTTTCAACGACTGGCGTATAAGGAGACTGACTTATGGCTATATCTCGCGCACAACTAGCGAAAGAGTTGGAACCAGGTCTCAACGCCTTGTTTGGTATGGAGTACGACAGGTACGAAAACCAACATGCAGAGATCTATACAACAGAGGCTTCTGATCGAGCATTCGAAGAAGAAGTTATGTTGTCTGGTTTCGGAGCTGCACCTACTAAATCAGAAGGTAGCGCAGTAAATTTTGACGACGCTAACGAAGCATTTACTGCTCGTTACAACCACGAAACAATAGCGTTGGCATTCTCAATCACTGAGGAAGCTATCGAAGACAATCTTTATGATCGTCTTGGTTCACGTTATACTCGTGCGTTGGCTCGTTCAATGGCACACACAAAACAAGTTAAGGCTGCTTCAGTTCTTAACAACGCATTTACCGCAGGTGCTTTTGCAGGTGGTGACGGCGTTGCGTTGTGTGATGCGTCTCACCCACTTACTTCAGGTGGTACGTTTGCCAACGAACCTGCAACTGCTGCTGATTTGAACGAAACATCTCTTGAAGATGCTTTGATCAACATCGCAGGATTTGTCGATGAGCGCGGACTTAAAGTTGCATTACGTGGATTAAAACTAATTATTCCACGTCAACTACAGTTCATTGCAGAACGTCTGATGGTTTCCAACCTTCGTGTTGGTACAGCGGATAATGATGTAAATGCTCTAAGATCAATGGGTATGTTACCAAACGGTTACGCCGTTAATGACTACCTAACTGATCCTGATGCGTTCTTCATTCTCACAGACGCTCCTCGTGGATTTATCCATTTCGAAAGAACTGCAATGTCAACTGGCATGGAGGCAGACTTCGATACAGGTAATATGAGATTCAAAGCTCGTGAACGTTACAGCTTTGGTTTCAGCGATCCACGTTGTGTATTTGGTTCACCTGGAGCCTAATATGTGATATAGGAGAATCTCCTCCGAGTATGATTGGGGCGACTTCGGTTGCCCCTTTCTTTTTGTTTAAAAGTAAGTTATTCTGTCACTATCCCTGACAGTCGCATGGGGCGACTGACTAACCCAAGACAGGAGATCGACATGGGTACAACAACTTTTTCTGGTCCTATTAAAGCAGGAACCATTAAAGAAACCACGGGTACAACCCTTGGTTCAAATATCAAAAACACTGGTCAAGTAGTAATGTCTCAGACATTTGCAGCGGATCTATCTGGTGGTGCGTTAGCTGCACAAGTCACAGACGTTGTCATTCCTGCAAACTCTCAAATTATTGATTGTGTGCTTGACGTTATCACAGCAGCAAGTGGGGCTACAAATATAAGTGTTGGAGACACTGTTGGTGGTGCAGCAACTCTTGTGAATACATTTGGAATTGGAACTACCGCAGGACGTAAATATCCAACTACACAAGCAGGCGCTGCGTTAGCATGGCAAGACACAGGCACAGCGGATATTCGTTTAACTGTGACTAACTCCGCTGCAACATCTGCGGGTGAAATCCGCATAACCATTTTGTATGCTCAAAACAACAATCTTGGCTAATAGGAGGGCTTCATGGCTGCTTCTATTTTTACAAAGACAGCTACGGCAACCGGGACATTACAGGGTGGTCGAACTAGATTAAAAGCATTCTACGTAAAGACTGCGGGTAGTGGTTCTCCTGCTGTTGTGTTCAAAAACGGTAGTGGTGGAGCAACGTTATTGTCCATGGTGTTCCACACGAGTGATGATAACCAGATTACCATTCCAGATCATGGTATGATTTTTGATGATGAGTGTCACGTGACGCTCACCAATATTGATTCAATCACTGGATTCTTTGGGTAATACAATGGCAGAGCGTAAACGCGATAAGATGCCAAAGAGAAACAAGAAAAATTTCCGCCCCACAAAAAAAGGGGCGGGGATGACTGAGGCGGGTGTGAAAGCATACCGTCGTAAAAACCCCGGCTCTAAATTAAAAACTGCGGTGACTAAGAAAAAGGGTCTGACTAAATCAGAAAAAGCACGTCGTAAATCTTTTTGTGCTCGATCTGCGGGTCAGATGAAAAAGTTTCCAAAAGCAGCTAAAGATCCAAACTCACGTCTAAGACAAGCTAGGAAAAGGTGGAGATGTTAAATAAACAAGTGACAGTAACTCTTGTAACAGCTTTTATCCTTGGTGTTGGAGGCGTTGGATACAGTTGGGCGGACTGGGTTACAAAGACTTTGATCGCTGTTGATAAACGAACAGAAGTCATGGCCTCACAGATTGATTTTATGAAAACGCAAATGGAGATACGATATGGCAATGTCCAGGGCGCAGATGCGACAGCAAATTTCGAAGCCGCCTCAAAAGAGTAAAGGCACTCCGAAAGGTTTAACCTATTACAAAAAAGGCGGAAAAGTTTCTGCTAAATCTAAAGGTAGTAAGATATGTCCAGAGGGTAAAGCTTGGGCAAAAAGAACCTTTGATACATATCCATCAGCCTATGCAAATCTTGCTGCATCTAAATATTGTAAAGATCCGAACTATGCTAAAAAAGCGAAGGGCGGCAAACGTAAAGGTAGGTAATGGCTGACCCTAAAAAAGGAACTGGTAAAAAGCCTAAAAAAAGTGGTCGTAGGCTTTACACGGATGAGAATCCTAAAGACACTGTCTCTATAAAATATGCAACGGAGAAAGATGCCAGAGATACAGTCGCAAAAGTAAAAAGAATAAAAAAGCCTTTTGCCAGAAAGATACAAATATTGACAGTTTTAGAACAAAGAGCAAAGGTAGCGGGAAAACTAAAACAAGCTCAAATCGCTAAAAAGGGTAAAGAAGCAATTAGAAAAAAGCGCGGTAAATCTAATGGGTGAACTTAAAAAATGGTTGAAACAAGATTGGGTTAGAATTGGCTCTGATGGTAGCATAAAAGGAAAATGCGGCACGTCTAAAAATAAAAAGAATCCTGATAGATGTTTACCAAGAGCAAAAGCAGAAAGTCTTTCTAAAGCAGAGCGAAAGAAAACTGCTCAGAAGAAAAAAAGAGCGGGTAAAAAAGGTAAAACTGTCGTTAAGAATACGAAAGCAGCAGAAGTTAAAAATTTAAAAAACGGGGGTGAGATAAAAACAACTAAGCCAAAAAGACCTTTTAGAGGTAAGTCAAAAAAAGGTACAGCAGTGGCTAAAGGTTGCGGGGCGATCATGCCTGATCGTCGTAAAAGAACTAAGGGTGCCGTTAGACAGTTTTAAAGGAGAACTCACATGGCTATGAAAAAGAAGAAGAAAGGTTACCGTAACGGTGGCAAAGTAAAACCCAAGGGAATGAAGATGGGTGGCAAAGTAAAACCCAAGGGAATGAAGATGGGCGGTAAAGTAAAACCCAAGGGAATGAAGATGGGCGGTAAGGTCATGCCTAAAGGTATGAAGAACGGCGGCAAAATTAAAGCTAAAGGATCAAATGCAGGTGGTCTTATGCCTCAAGGGATGAAGCCTGTAAGGATCTTCTAACTAGAATGCCTTATCTACAAAGTAACATCCCTTATTTCAAAGCATGGGTTCGTCGTGAATACACTCACAATCATGAGAAGTATCACGGCGAATTTCTACATGCTATGGTTGTTGCTGTAACTACAATTCCAAATCGGTCTCTTAGTTTTCAGGTTATCTTCACTGGTTGTGAGGCAGAGGGCGAAGAAGAGGATACTGTGCATGGAGGCGCAATGTGGGCGCGTATGCCCATAACAGCCTTAGTCGGTGATACTCCCCTAGAGGAGTGGCCAGAGCCGATGCCGGTTTGGGCGGCTCAACCATGGGATTGTGCATCCTATCATCATTCTGTTTTTGTAATGGATCGTGCCACGCCGTGTCCATGGCTTGCAAAGATCGATGGAAATATGTTCCCTGCAAAGTATCTTTTTACGGTAGATTACGCGGAGAGCGAAATTGCTGATGATCCTGCGCAGCACAAACAAAGTCATGTTTTACAACTTCTTGACGCCGGAGATTGGACCGGGAATGTCGTTGCCTTACCAAATAACAGAGTGCGAGTCACGCATCCTGCATGGTTTGCCACGGGAGAGGGGGCACCCGACTTTAAACCTTCACAACATATACACTATTCAAAAAGCGATTTAGACTATACACTAGATGTGAATAGGGTTTTTGATAACCTTTACAATGAGGATTAAACATGACTGTATCAGGATCAAAAGATTTTGAATTAGATGTAGCTGAATACATTGAAGAAGCTTTTGAGCGTTGCGG